CTTGGATTTCTGTTCTAGTTTCTTCATTAATCAGATCGCTATCTAGCAATGGTTTAATTACGTCTAGCATGATTGCGATTCTCCTAAATCTTGAGATCTTTAATAAGCTTTGTTACTTCGCTTTTTAAATATCTCTGTAGTTTCGAATCTGAACCTGCGTCCTTAGCCATTTCCAACACCTTATGTCCATACTTCATGTTCATAAGTCCTTCATAAATTGCTGTTGGGTAAGCGTTTGGAGCACTTGGTTGAGATACTATATCGACAGTGATAATTTCAAAATCACTGACGTGTCCTGAGCCTTCGGAAACGTTGCCACTTCCTCGACTAGAAACTCCTAATTTAACACCTGAACCTAGCATAGTTTCTACTAGTTTGCCCATTGGTGTCGGTAAAATCTTTAGTTTACCATGACCGTTTGGACCATCCATCCACATTTCTGTGATCATATGGCTTACACGATCTAAATTAATCTTTAAATCATCTGGGTGATCAACTTCGCCTAGAACTGAATATCCGCCTTTAACTTGTTCATTTAAGCTTTCTACAGCGTTTTGAATTTCGTTAACCGGATATACACGTTCGTTAGCATTCTTGACACCACCCTGGATACAAATACCTTTCATAAAAAGGTCTTTACCATCTTCTGAGCTTTCAGTGACAATATTAGCCGCTGTAAAGTTTAGATGTTCTCTTAGGTATGTTGTCATTCTTTTAGTTAATCCCTATTATACTTTTTTAAGATCAGGCTCAGTAGTTCCGCCTAAATCTTGTGCTTTTGGTGCCGGAGCACTTTTTTCTTCGTCTGTTTTAGCTGGATGAGCATCTGCTAACTTTTCTTTCTTACCACCGTCAGCCGCAACTGGAGATGTTTTGTTATCAGTATGATCAGCATGATCAGCTTTGACTGCTTTTAATGAAACTGCTTCTTCAATAGCTTCTTCAGTAGATTCTTCAACAGTTTCTTCTGTAGTTTCCATTGGCATTTCCATTTCGTCTTCTACTTCTTCAGCTTCTTCTTCAGCTTCAGCTTCTGGTTCCATTTCCATGTCACCTTCTTCAGCTTCAGGAGCTTCTTCGTCTTTGTCAGCCATTAAACCTTCAAATTCAGCCATTAACTCGTCTAGTTTGTCTTCAAGGTCAACTACACGGTCTTCTAATTCTTCTTCTTCGTCTTCATCTTCTAATTGAATGCCTTCTTCGTCTGCTTCTATCTCTTTAACAAGATCATCAGCGGCATCACCACCAATAGTTGCTTCGTCTTCAATAGACTCTTCAACAGCATCTTCTTCAGTAGACTCTTCAACTGTTTCGTCTGTTGATTCTTCAACAGCATCTTCAGCAACTTCTTCAACAGTTTCTTCAACTGTTTCATCTTCTTGCATTAAGTTTTCGTAGATTTCACGAGACTTTTCCACCACTACTTCATGGAATAGCTCTTTAGCCTTAGCTTCTTCATCGTTGATGATGAATTCGATAAGTTGTTCAAATTTGTTCATTGTTAAATTCTCCATATATATATGCACAGTATAACTATGCGGCTAGTATACTATTTAATATAAAAAAGAATTATAGTGGAGTTTTAAGTTAAAAACCGGCCAAAAAGAATGTTTTTTGTGGTATCTTTCTAATTTCTTAGAAATTTGGCTGTTCTGGTGCTGGTGAGTACTGCTTTCTTACTTTAATTAACTTCGAGTTTTGCTCATATGCACGGATATCGTTCATTTGTCTTAGCTTGTTTATTTGCTTAAGAGTTAATTTTGTTTTACGCAAATCACCAAGTTTAATTTTACCATTGTCGTTTTCAACATCTTGGTATCCTGGTATTGCTTTATCGTACATTTCGTTAAGTGTCATAGTATTATTTATGTTGCTGGAGGTGTTTCTGTATCACCGCCTACTTCGGGTTCTGTAATGTCTGCATCAGCTAAGTCACTTTCAATATTATCACCTATTTCTAGATCTCCTTCAATTCCGCCAGGACTAATACCTACTGATCGCATGTCTGCACCACTAGCTGTCACAGTGTCATTTTCATTACGCTCTTCTGCCCAAAGTTTTTCATTTTCTAACAGTTCTTCTTCACTTAAACCTAAGAATCTCTGCATCATAAATCGTTTACTCATGTAAGGTAATGTTTCTATCTGCCCAAACACACTTACACGTTGACTATCTAGCTCTGCTTGTCTGTAACTAGCAAAGTTTTGTGGTGGATTAAATTTAATATTGAATATACCTGAATCAATATTAAAACCCCTCCATCTCATAAACATCTTAAATTCATTATCAAGCTTTCGACTGATTTGATTCTGTAAACGCATACAGTATTGATTAAATCTATATTCTTGAATCAATGCTGTGCCTACTCTACCGTCATTCATTGCTTGTGCTGAATCTTCAGGCCCACTTGGTAGATATGAACTAGGTACTCTTAACCCTCTTGATAATTTATTGTTAAAATATTTTAAATCATCAATGTCACCTAAGTTTTGTCCACCTGGTAATACTTCAACTGATGATCCTCTTCCGTCTGCTGTTGTTGGAAAGAAGTAATCTTCATTGATTGATAATGGATTATATGTTGCATCCATTGTACCTGCACCACCACCTGCTGTTGGTATTCGACGTTGGTGTACTTCATTTTTAATACGTTCTACAAAGGCCATTGCCATATGACTAGGCATATTACCTACGTCAATTTTAAACACTCTACGTTCCGGAGCACGTTGCACACGGTATATCAATAGTGCGTCTTCTAACAGTTCTTTTTGCTTAAAAACCTTGTAAACATTCTCTAATATACTCATGCCAAACGGCCAAGAACTATCTAGTCCTTCACTTAAACTTAAATGAACTACATGTTCTGCATCAATACAAAGTTCATTGGTTGCTTCTTGGAACCTACCACCTGCTCCACCTGTTGCATTTGGTGCTGAATAGTTGTTTGGTGCAGAGTATCCTGCTCCTGTACTAGGCGGATTAGTTGCTATATCTTGTGTTGTTTTGGCTGAAACTGTTAAATTTTCAAAGTTTGGATTAATATCACGCACTACATACTGTTCAGGTTTTTTGCCTTCGCTTTCATTAACGATTACTCTTGACACTTTTGACATTTCAACCCAATACAATTCAAATGTTTCTGGGTCTCTAACAAATACCTGATCACCATATTTGACTGTGTTTCTAAACAGTTTAAATGCTCGCTGGTCAAATTGATTTATTTTAGTCCATTGTTGTAGTTGTTTTTTAATTATATCAATTTCATTATCTGTTGGATTGTTTGCAAAGTCAATTTCAAATGCTGTACTGTTTGTTTCACTTTGTTGAGTTGAAAACTCAGCTATAATATCTAAACAAGCATTGATCTCCGAATCCATATCCATTGCTTCGTATTGGTTGTACCTTTCTACTCGATTAGGGTGTCCTGAATAAACTTCAGGTAGTCTGGATTGGTAATTTCTAAATGCAAAATCGTCCGATGCACCGTAGCTTTCACTACCTTTGTTTGTGGTTATGCCACTGATAGGACTGAGTGTGCCGTCTGTTCTTGAACTAAAATGTTTTTTATATGATGCCATTGTATTCTCTTTTGTCTTAGCGTATATTTATCGTTATACTACCATACTAACAAATTTCCATCAAATAGTCAATACTAATTTAACCATTATGCGTAACTCGAAGTTAATATTTTATTTTGAATATTATTGGATGTGGCTATATGAGATATTAATTGATCTAATTTGCCATTATTTTCTTTTAATAACTCAGATTGAGTGTCTGCTGTTCTAGCATATTTTTCTGCGGCTTCTTTATCTACTGCTTGTGTCGGTTCAACGTCTAAGTTTGCTACTTGCGGTTGGAATGTTTGTTTTGGTCCTGCTTTATTCATATCGTCTTTAAGACTAGCTACAGCATTAGTAATTGGTCCCATTATGTTAGGCATTCCAGCGACTACATCTTTAAGTTCGCCTATTGTTATTGCTCCATACTTCCCAATAGCATCAGTTCCTAGCACGTTAGATACTAGGTCATCTTTATTAGCATTTGCTACTTTTCTTGCGGAACCTACACCTTCTAGTTGTGCTATTTTAACGATGTCGTCGTGTGGTGTTACGCCTGCGTCTAATAAGTTTTTCTGTGCTTGTTGTCTTGTTTGTATTGCGGCTACTTTTTGTTTAGTGCCTATCTCAGTTGAAGCTTTCTCCATTCTTTTAATAGTGTCCGTTGCTTCTTTTAATTTTGCGTTTTCTTCGACACTTCTCTTAGATGCGTCGGGCTGGTTTGCTACTATATCTAAAGCAATTGCTTTAGCTTTTGTTAATACAGCTTGGTCCTGACCTGGTTCCTCCATGCGTTCGCCGCCAAATTTATCAGCAAGGAAGTTATTGGCTTTTACTAACGCAGATGATAATTCATCTGAAAACATTTTAGTGGCTTTTGCGGCCATTGGCATTGCTTTAAAGAATAGTCTTTGTACTTCTATCTGTGCTTTTTCTAAATCTTGTTGAACGTTAACTAGATTATTAGTTAACGCATTAGCACCACCAATCTGACCTTTCTGAGCGTCTGTGGCTTTCTTAATAAACTCCCCGTTTGTGCCCATTTCAGCATTTATAATATCAAACAGTCCTGCGGTATTCCCAATGATACTAGCGTTATCTCCTAACGCACGACCAGCAAACACTAACTGCTCTCTATTATCTCTAAGAGCCTGTTGCATCTGCTCTCTAGCTTGTAATTCATTGATTTGGCCACTTTGCAGTTGTGCCATAATTTTACTAGCACGTCCACCTGTTACAAATTCTGCTCGACGTGCCGCTTCAGTTGCTGTAAAGCCTGACGCTAGGTCTCTAACTCCAGCACCTAAAGATGAATCCATGTCGCTTATACTTGATTGGAAGTTCATTATGCTGTTGATAGCACCTTGGTCTACTGTGCCACGTAGTCCTTCCATACTTGCTCTGAATCTTGTTTCACTCAGTGCCGCATCTTGTTGGTCTTGTATTGCTTTTCTACTTTGACCAGTTACTTTTGAAAGGACATCTAACTCTTTGATATAAGATGTTGTGGATGCCGCTAACTGAGTAGCTGTCATTCCTTGACTCATACCTAATCTTGTTTGGCGAGTTAAGAATGCTTCTGTACTTTCGCCCATTTGTTCTGCACTAAGCCCTAAACGTCTTAGACTGACATCAGTATCTTGTGTTAGCTTTCTTGTGATTTCAGCAAATGTTTCAGCACCTGTTCCTGTTAGTCCTTGGAATCTTGCTAATGTCCTAGATGATGATGCTATTCTTTTAGTATAGTCTTCTAACGTAAGACCAGACTGAAGCATTGACCTTTGGAATCCTTCTATACCTTCTTCAGTTAACGCTCCGGTTTCGCCGAGTGTCTGGAAGCCAGTGACCTGCTTTTCCATTTGGTTGATGAGTAGTTTTGAAGCACCGGCTACAGCATTAGTAAATCCTTTGACACCTGGTATAAAGCCAAGTAGCCCCTTAAAGGCTCCTGCGGTTAAGTCAACAGCCGCATCTAAGGTACCAAACCCGCGTTCCCCTTTAGCTAGACTTGATGCTAGGTCTTTGCTACTACCGGCAACTTGACTAAGTCCGTCCGAGAAGTTTTTTAATCCTTCTCTTCGCAATTTAGCAAAACTGGTATTAGACTGTTCTATCTCTTTAGCAAGCTCTTCAGTTACTTTGCCGCTTTCTTGCATCTGAGACATAAATTCTCGCATCAGCCTGGGATCATAATCATCTTCGAATGCCATTTATTTTTTCCTGGTTTTATACTGTTATAAGTAATATTGTATATTATACTATTTATGGTAATTAAAAATGACTGAAAATAACCCTTTACAGAAATACTTTAGACAGCCTGCAATTTATATCAAATTGCCTAGTGGTGGTCAGTTCTATCCAGAGGGTACATTAGATATGCCTCAAAACGGAGAGATACCTATATATCCAATGACAGCAATGGATGAAATTATGGCAAGAACTCCAGACGCACTGTTTAACGGCTCTGCTGTGATGCAGATCTTTAAGAGTTGTGTACCAAACATCAAAGACCCGTGGGCTATACCGCAAACTGACGTTGATCTATTGTTAACTTCAATTAAAATTGCCAGTTACGGACACGATATGGAAATGACTGTGACTTGTCCGCATTGTGAAGAAGTACAAGATTACACATTAGACTTAAGAACTGTTGTTGACAAGTTCCAAAGTCCGGACTATTCTAAAGGTGTACAGCTAGGTGATCTTGAAGTTTACTTTAAACCGTTAAACTATCACGAGATTAATGACACAGCTAAAGTACAATTTGAACAACAAAAGACTTTGCAGATATTAGAGAATCAAGAAGGTGCAACAGAAGAAGAAAAATTATCAGCAATGAGTACAGCATTGAATAAGATTACAGAGTTATCTCTAGACGCAATAGCAAACAGTATTTCAACGATCAATGTTGAAGGACAACCAGTAACTGATCCTACACATATCAAAGAGTTTATGGTCAACGCTAACCGAGACGTTTTTAATCGTATACGTGATCATCTAGCTGATCTTAGAGCAAAAACCGAAATGGAACCTTTAAAGATTAAATGTAGTGACGAAAAGTGTCTTAAAGAGTACACTCAACCATTTACTATGGATATGTCAAATTTTTTCGAATAAGGCTCCTGGCCTTGAGTCCTGACCAA